ACATCACGCAAGGCTTGACGATAGGTAGCCCATACTGCTTTGTCAACAGGAGCATCAGCTACTTGTGTCCAATCACAGTCTTTTAGTTTCTCATCCCTTGAAGCACGAACACTCTTAGCCTGTTCAGCATCCTTAGAAGCCTTGTAAGCAGTCTCATGCTCAAGGGCTGTAGTTGTTACGCCATCGACAGTAGTATCGGTAAACACAGGGCCAAGGATATATTTGGTGTACCACTTGCCATCTACTTGCTCTACACCAGAGGCTTGAGAGTATTGGTAAACAGTACCGCCTGTAGCTTGTGCGCCTTCAAAGACAACATCAGCACCCAAAGCAGTTAAGACTTCAGTTGTTGTTATATCCCATGATGGGCCACCATTGGCTTTTGTGTATGCACGAAATTCACTTTCGTACATGACTTGTCCTGTTTGTGTTCTGATTTGCATGGTTTTTCCTTATGCGATAGCCAAGAAGATGAATGTGCCACCAGAGGCATTGATAGCGGCTGGCGCAGAAGATGAAATCTCAAACCCTGCGCTGTAGGTGTCGATGTAGTCGGTAGATGTTACTTCAGCGGCTGTGCTGTTCAAGAGTAAGTAAGGGTCATTACCAGAAATGATGCCTCGGGCTGTATCCCAAACGTACCAATCACCAACATCATCTGTACGCTTTATAAGAACAAACCTTGCCCCTGCTGTAAAGCCACAATCAATAGTTTGTGTTGAGCCATTTCCTGTGTATGAGCCTACCTTGGAAACACCAGCGCAAGTGGAAAATAGGTAGGCGACGTAGTTGATGCCAGCGCCATCGTTAACAGTTGTGTAATCAGTTGCTGAACTTCCGGCTAAACTAAAAACAGATGCCGTTGGTTCTGTATCATTCCAAATTGAAGGAGTTGTCAAAGGCTCCAAACCGGAGTTGCTTTGCAATTTTATCCATCTAGTAGGGCCAGAAGTCGCGTTGTACACACCCCAATTTGAATTGTCATTTCTAGCTTTCACAATCATCAACTCAGGCACTGCTGCCAAGTTATGCGCCACAGTCCTTGCAACGCCTGTCCCTGTATAGCAAACCACATCAAAGAAGCTGGGCGCTCTTGCAAAAGCGTAGGCAAGCTGACTGGTGGATGATTGGTTCAACTGCCGAATTACATCGTTGCCAACACCAAAGCCGTTCATTGCTGAGAACGAATTGCCATACCCCACAGTTGGTGTCATAAACGAATCAGAGTCCGTGTTTAATTCAGCTGTAATCGCAGTACCCAAACTGGCAGAGCCAAGTAGTCTGTTCGCCGTATAAAAGCCGCCTGTCGATGTTGCAGTCCTGATACGAGCCATTGTCATATCTGTAACGATGCCAGTGTTCACCAAGCGGTTGTCTACGTTAGTTCCTGTGTATGTAACAGGCTGAAACACAGTAGTCGCATCAGTAGGCACTTTCATCGGGCCACGGCGTATGGCGACGTAGATGTAAGTGGCTCCGTTAGTGTTGTATTCTGCGCTGATACTCTTTATCTGAAATCCTGTTGCTGTCTGTTCCATTGCTGATGTATTTGTTTCCGCAACAATAGAATTTGGAAATAATTTTGCGTCACTTTGACCGTTTTTAACCATTGCTCTAAAATTATCAACAATAGTCCAGTTGTCGGCCAAAGTTGTGGGTTTAATCATTATCCATTGTGGCTCATACCCTAGCGTCACTACAGGCCCTTCGCCTGAGCCATTCCCAGTATAAGACCCACACGAAATCACATTGTCTGTACCAGTCAGACCAAAGCCTCCTGCGTCATGGGCAAATAGGTAGGCTACATAAGTTCCACCAGAAGCATTTAAAGATGTATCTGTTCCAACAGTAAACACAGTAGATGTAGGAGATGTGTTTGCCCATATTGTTGTTGGATTAGTAACTGCTGCATCTGTTGTATTCAAACGCATAAATTTATCTGCGCCAAGACTTATGTGATAAGCAATCCAATTTGCAACTGCATCAGTACGTTTAATAATCATAAACGCAGGTGCAGAACCTAAGTTGTGAGAAATAGCCCTAGGACTTGTTCCATCGCCTGTATAAGTCACAACATCAAAGAACTTTGGTTGCTTGCGGAATGTCCATGAGGCGTAAGTAACATTGTTGTAGTTTGTTCCTCTTGTTGCCGCTGTTGAACCACCTTGCGTTACAGCAAAACCAGTAGTATTAAAAGCCGACAAAAAATCATAGGAAGCCCCAAGGTCTTCTGCTGTTGTTAAATTGCTTGACAATGCTTGATTATTTGATGCGGTAGTGCCAGCGCCACGAGTGGTATCTGTCAAAATATGGTCTGAAAGGGCGCTTCTTCCTTTAATCCATACTAAACCGCCTTTGGTAGATAAATCAATACTGTTTGTTATTGATTGAGTGCCGCCACTTGTGCTGTTGCCTGTATAAAGGTAAGTGCTAAACACTTCCTCAATGTAGTTAGGAACAACAGGAACACCACCACCAAAGGCATCGTAACTAGCCGCACCAGAAGTTGCTTGTAATGGCATGGTTTAAGCCTTAAATTGTGTGTTGCTTGCCAAGACTGTGAAAGTCGCACTACCTGTTTTGATAATCAAATAACGATAGCTATCAATGCCACTAGCATTGCCCGCAGTAGGCGCACCACCTAACCACACAGTTGTAACTCCTGATGTAGTGCCATCCACTTGAACAGCGCTGTTGTAGTAAGCAGTTGAGCCTTGAGTCACCAAGAAAGCCACAGTCATAGATTGACCAGTACTCATCAAAGTATTCAATGATGTACCGCTAGAGCCTCTGAAGTTAACTGTCCAGTTGGCACTTGCGTTACTTGTGTAATACAGAACAGACTGAGTGGTAATGTCATAAGCAATCGTTCCAGTAGCTGCAGTAGCTGATACTGTTGCTACCTCTGCGGCATCGTTTAGAACAATGGCTGTAGCAGATGATGTGCCTGTAAAGGTTTGTGTGCCAGTAAAGCTGTTTGCTACGTTAACAACAGGAATATTAGCCCCTGCTAGAGTAGATGCACCTGTACCACCATTAGCGATAGGAAGTGTTCCTGTTACACCAGTACCCAAAGGAAGACCTGTAACATTGGTTAAAACACCACTAGCAGGTGTACCCAACTGAGGAGTTGTCAGGACAGGGCTTGTCAGGGTCTTGTTTGTCAGGGTTTCAACGCCTGTCAAAGTAGCAAATGAACCTGCTGTGAACGCTGCATTAGCCCATGTTGAACCTGTCCACACGAACAGGTTATTAGTCGATGTATTCCAGTACAAAGCACCTGTGAGCAAAGCGTTTCCGTCATTATCTACAGATGGCGCAGAACTCTTAGAGCCTAAATATCGGTCATCAAACTCATCATAGGTGTTAGATGCACTGGTAGCACTAGCAGCAGCATTTGTTGCGCTTGTAGAGGCGTTTCCTGCGCTTGTAGAGGCATTGGATGCACTTGTTGAAGCGTTAGATGCAGAAGTTGCAGCAGCAGCAGCACTTGTCGCAGCAGAAGTTGCGCTACCTAAGATGCCATCAACATAAGTCTTAGTGGCAGCGTCTTGGTTATTGGTAGGGTCACCCAATCCAGTAATCTTAGACGTACCCATCGCAATAGCACCCGACATCGTGCCACCAGTAGTCGATAACTTACCACTCAGAGAAGTGTCAACTTCAGTCTTTGTGTAAGCATCTGTGATACCGAAACCAGAGATAGTCGTAGGATTCGTACCTGCTGTGATACGTCCATAAGCATCAGCCGTAACAGACTTGTATGTACCAGCAGTAACAGCAGTTGTAGCCAAATCAATCTCATCTGCGCTAACAACTATTCGTGCGCTTGAGGCAGTATTCACGTTAAGCGTGTTACCTGTCTTGCTCATGCCAGTACCAGCAACCACCTGACCTGCACCTGAGAATTGAGCAAAGGTAATTGATGTACTACCTAAAGTACCGCTTGTTGGAATAGTACAGATAAATCCGTTATTGCCGTTTACTGTACCGCCCTCAACAAAGGTGTAAGCAGCTACCAACTCAGCGTATGTATCAGCGTCTGTTGTTCTAGTCCATGAACCAGATGCACATAAGTAGATACCATTGTTAGCAGCAGTAGATTGGTCTTTAACTAATACTCGGTCACCTGCAATAACAGAAACTCCGTCTATGGTCTGTGCGCCAGATAAAGTAAGGTTAGCAGTAGAAGCAGCAACCACAGACGCTTTAGCATCAATACCTTGGGCAATAGCGTCTACATAAGACTTGGTTACTGCATCAGCATCAGCCGTAGGAGTACCAAGACCTGTAATCTTGTTTGTACCCATAGCGATAGCACCAGACATAGTGCCACCAGTTAGATTCAGTTTCAAAGCGTCAGCAGTATCTACATAACCTTTGGTAGCAGCGTCTGAGGAATTGGTAGGTGTAGCAAGACCAGTAATAGTAGCAGATGTACCACTATCCATATCCAATGCACCAGAGATGGTTACATTGTTGAACGTAGAAGTCCCAGAGGCAGCCGTTACGTTACCTGTGACATTACCTGTCAAGTTACCAGTTACGTTACCTGTAACAGCACCTGTGTGAACCCCTGCTGTGTTACCAGTTACGTTACCTGTCAAACCACCAACAAAGCCTGTTGAGGCTGTTACTGTAGTTCCTGTGATTGCTTGGGCAGATGAGCCACCGATAACAGCACCATTGATTGTTCCACCAGTAATAGTGGCAGACGCTGATGTGAGTGGGCCAGAAAAGCCCGCAGTACCTGTCACAGTACCTGTCAGAGTAGATGTTCCAGTAACAGATAAGTTACCGCCTACAGTTACATTGTCACCAGCAGAACCATCTTGAAAGTTCTTCAACTGAGCCATCAATGTACGAATAGCATTGTTGACCAAAGATGGGGCCATACCCTCCGCTAAGTTAATACTGTTAATGTCAGTATTGTTATTAGCGGTACTGCTGTATTCTGAAATCTTGGTCTTTGCCATGTTAATCCTCTTGTAAGGTGCTACCAATCATTCCATAGTCTGCTGCTAATTGCGCCAAACCAGAAATGAATTTAGGGGTTGTTGGTGACATTTTTCTTAATTCTCGTAACCTGTTCATACCATCTTTACTGGTAATCACATTAGCTAACTGTTCAGCATTTGCAGAGAACGCTCTTTCTGTTGCCCAATTCTTGAAAAACTCTCCATATTTTAATGGAGTCATTGCGCTACCAGTAACCTTTGCAAACGCTGCCAAAGCACTTGGTGCATTTTCTTCCATTTCTTTTAACGCTCTTTGGTTGAAAGCAGTATCAGAACCTAATTTCTTAACTCTAGCTGCTGCCTCCAATACTGCCGTTAAGTTGTTTAATGCTTGGAATTGTTGTGCGCCAAGAGCCTCAAGCAAAGCCTTTTGTGATTTTGAATCACCAAGTATCATTGCCTTCCAATCAGCACCAGCGTCAATGCGAGGCTCTTTAGCACCAATACGAGGCTTCATAGCCTTTTCCCATTGCGTCTGCAAATATGCTCGTGTTACATCGTTCCATGCCTCTGGGCTTACAGCTTGGATTTGTTGCCTTGTGTAGCGAACAGTTTGTGGTGAAGCATTGTTAAACAAACGATTAGCCAAATCATTTAAATTGTCTTTAGAGACTGCTGTAAGTGATTGCCCTGCTCGTCTTTCAGCAAAGATATTAAGTGGTTGCGATAGTTCCTCAAATCTTGCATTTGCCTCAAGATACATTGGGTTATCTTTACCCATAGATTGAACCAGACGATTCTTGATGTTTGTAACTTCACCTTGAATCACTTTGTCCATAGAAGAAAATGATTCTTCTTTAAACATCTTGTCAATGTCAAACTTTGCTCTCTGCAATGCAGGTAGCCTATCCTCAAAAGCCTTAACCATCACTTCATCGCCTTGTGCGTTAAATGATGGCTTCTCACGATACAGATTGTTTTTGATTCGTTGCAAGGCTTTTAATTCGTCACCCTTGGCAATCTTTAACATTGCATCAATATCTTTAACAATAGATGAAACATCTACAGGTACAGAACGCTCAAAGGCAGCACGATACAAAGGCTCAGAGCCTTCTTCTCTAGCTTTCTCTAACTGAACAACCCTGTCCTTCAATGCCTGTTGACCACGATAGCCAGCAGTCATTGGGTCATCTACTTTGCTAATACTAGATAAAAACTTATTAACAGCAGGTTGAACTTGCTCTTTGTATCTCTTTAAATAGAATTCACCAAGCGTATCAGCACTTTCAACAATGTTTCCAAGAACCTTTTGTTGTGATTTAAGTGATGGTAAGTTTGTCAACTCAGCAGGGGTTAACTGAATACCCAAGTCTTTTGCTTTTTGAGTTAAATCTACAACCTCTTTGGTGTTTATTTTCCCAATATCTTTAGCAAGGTTTTTCTCTAAAATCTTACCCACACCAAATGGTAAAAGTTGCATGCCACCAGAAATCAATCCCTGTGTGGCAACATCAGTACCAGAAAACTCTTGGTCACCAAGTAACCCTGCAATAGCCTGACGTACTGCATTAGTACCTGCTGCAACGCCACCTGTAATGGCTGCGCTACCTGCTACACCTAAAGGGCCAGTCAACAACATTGGGCTTGTCGCAATACCAGCAGCTATGTCTGGTGCAGCTTCAAGAACATCAGGCGCATAGTAACCAGCAGCAGTCATTGGCTTGGTAAATACGCTAGGAATCTCTTTGTAATATTGACCATCGTTTGCTTGGTAAACAATCTCATCGCCAACCACACGATAACGGCTCTCAGGAATACCACGAGCCTGTGCAAATATTTTGATGGCAGCTTGCTTGTCAGTAGGAACACCAGCTTTTAATGCTGTTAATGCACTAGCACCACCTGCTGCTGTGCTTTTAGGAATGATAGTTTCATCACGAATAGAAATCTTAGGCGCAGTAGCTGGAGACAGAATCTCATCTACTACGCTCGTGCTGATAGGAAAACGCTTACGTTCTTCCTCTGTGCTACCACTTAACAATTCATCAACAACAGACATTTGATTACCTCATTAAGCCGAATTCAGTTGCAAGGCGACTTTTCAATACTGCTTTATCTTGTGGGTTTTTAACATCCAAACCAAGAGAAGTAATCAAAGCCTGTTCACGCTGACGCATGATTTCTGGCATCTTGTCTAGCGGTACATCCACAACTTTCAATCCATTGGCTTTAATGTACTGAAGTCTTGCTTCCATAGTACGCAAGTCTTTTAATGTATTAGAAAGTTTTGCAGCAAACTGTGTAGGACTATCGCCATCTAGCAATCCGCTTCCAACATTAGGCATACCCTTTTTAATTCGGTCTGCTTCCTCACCAGTACCCATTGCTGCACCAGTTACTTCAACAATGTAAGCATTTAACTCACGAATAGAATCTTGAGTAAATTGAGTGTAATTTGATAACTGTGTTTTTTGCTCTGGGGTTAGTTTTGTTAAACCTAACTTCTCACCAGTTGCTCTAAGTTCTTGTGCGCCTCTAAATTTTGTTTCAAGGAATTTAGGGTCATACGATGTTTCAATTCTGTTCAACCTTGAAAGTCGTTCACCTGTACTTAACGCTGCCTTGTCAATAGCGTTTTGACCTTCTTTGCCAAGAGGAACAGCACCAGCAGGGTAATTGATAATGTCGCCACCCTTACCAGACTTTTTAAGGTCTTTTGCTTCAGTTAGCAATTTGCCAAATTGTGTTGCATCAAGACTTTGTGGATTATCTGTTTTAAATAAACCTAAAGCAAGATTTGCAAATTCACCAGTAAATCTACCACTTCTGTCCACGGCTAATTTCAAACCATTCTTGGCTGTATCATCTTTTAGATAGATAGCACCATCAACAGTAACATAGTCGTTACCCTTGTAAACTTGCTCAAGACCTGACGGAGTTTTCTTGAAAATTGTTTTGTCAACAGTCATGTAATCAGGTTGACCAAGTTTCTGCCTACGCTCAATGCCTTGCATTAAGTTCTCAAAATCCTTGAATGGCAACAACTCTTGCAATTTACCAATAACTGCTTGGTTTGGAATAAGAGCAGTTTCAGCAGGTCTAGCAGGGATAATGCTTGCTTCTGGCATAACATTACCCTCATCATCAAGAAGTGGGTAATCTGTTGGCTTTCCATAAAGCGCAGCTTGTGCTGGCATTGCTTCTTTGGTAACTTGCTGTTGCAATGTAAATGGTGCAAGTTGCTTAACTTGTTCTTCTAGTTTCTTCTTCTTCATCAGTTCTTGCAACTGATAATTCTGCAACTGGCTTTGCATAGCCTCAGTCATACCGCCTTTGTAGGCTTTCTGACCTAGTTGCAAGCCTTCAGCAATAGACTGTCCTGTGTTACCACCTTGGAACAAACGTCCTGCTAGGGCATACAAGGCTTGTGCTTGTGCATCGTCACGATTACGAGTAATGTCCTCTGGAGACATACCAAGCAGACCCATAGTGCTTGAGCCACCAGTACCGAAAATATCTAATAGTCCAGCCATGTTAATCCTTAACCATAGTTGTAATAACCTAAGTCAGCCCAATTAGATGAGTCAACTACAGTTGTTGGTGAAGAACCGCCCAACCAATTAGATGCACTATTCCACAAGTTACCAATGCCTTGCTGACCACCTAAGTTTTTATACAAGCCACCACCAACAGCAGCAAGACCTAATAGGTTTTGCAATGATGATGTATCAGCAGAACCACTAGCAGTAGACTGACCAACTCGTCCTAATGGGTTTCCATAAACCAACGATAGGTAGTTCTGTAAATTCTGTTGTGGTTGGTTTTGCAAGAAGTTGAACTTAGCAATATCAGACTGCATTTGCTGACCTTGATAGCCCTCACGCAGTTGACCTGCTTGCAACATATTCTGAATATCTTGGTAGTCAGCACCAGCCATAGCAGGGGCAGCCATCGTAGCAGCTTGCTGTCTTGCTCTCTCATCAGCGTAGTTCTGATAAGCCAGTTGACCAGCAGTATTGGTTAAATTTTGTCCAAATATACCTGCTGCTCTGTCTTGCAAAGAACCCATAGCACCAGAGCCATAACGCCCTGCTAGGCTAGACTTAGATGCAATGTCGCCTAAAGTTGTTTGAAACTGAGTCTCAGCAGCCTTGGCAGCAGGTTGAAATGCACCTTGAAAGAAAGGGTTTCCACCTAGAAAACCACCAGAAACTGTGTTCTGTAGCTGATTCTGAGCAGATTGAAGTAAGGGATTACCCAAAGAAGCACGAGCCTCTAAAGCCTGTAGACCAGTTTGAGTGGTAGTGCTAGGGCTTACATAAGTCTGACCACCATAGTACTGAGGCCCACCGCCCTGATAGGCTTGCTGTGCTTGCTGTAAGCCATACGAAAGGTAGGGCTGAATTGTTGGGTCAATTGACGATGTGGTAGTGGTAGCCATCTTTTACTCCTAGAGTTTCGGATTCCAAGATGGGTCATCCACGGAATCCATTATACATAAATTATTAAAATTAACCAATAATTGCATACCGATATGTCTTATTGGCAGTCGAATTTGCAAAGTGGGT